ATCATAAAGAAAAAAGCCCTGAATATTGAAATTCAGGGCTTTTCTTAATTGGTATCGCCTAGGGGAGTCGAACCCCTGATTCAGCCGTGAGAGGGCTGAAAAGATTGAGTAATTGCAATGCTTACATGGATTTTGGCACAGTGAATGGCACAGGTCCATTCATTTTAGACGCTGTATCTGCAATAGTTTCCTCGTCAATGTGCGTATATATATTTGCTGTAAGTGTAATCGTTGCGTGCCCCATTAGATATTGAGCAACTCTTATATCTACACCTGCTTTTTGGAGGTCGGTACAGAATGTGTGACGCAAACAGTAAGGAACAAGATCCTCGGCAATAGGAAAAGGTGGAACAAGTCGATTTCTATGCATCTTACAACCGGCTGCTAAATTCAATTCTCTTTTAAATGCGTTCCATAAATGCTGCCTTCCACTTTCATCTAATTTTTTACCCACCGTATTTGTGCAGATTGTCGTAAAAGGATTTAAATCAGATGGAATCCTGCTATATAGATAATCAGGAATGGGCACAAGTCTTTCCTTGTTTCCTGTTTTAGTTGCGATAATTCTTACTAACTTTTTATCTCTATCAATATCCATTCCACGGATAGAAGCTGCCTCTGATGGACGGCATCCACAAAATAACATAAAAAGATAAAATAAAAATCTTGGGTTGGTATCAGCAACTTCAAGAATGTATTTCCTTTCAAAATCTGTTATAGCTCTTCTTTTGCTCCTAGTTCCTGCAGGCTTGACTAAACCTGTACATGGGTTATCAATTATAAGTTTATTATCCACGGCACTTCGGAAAAGGGCACACATGCCTTGGTAAGCTTTATTAATCGAATCAGCAGAGTAACCTTCAAGCGAATTTAAAACCTTTTGGCAGTGAAGAGGCTTGACTGCTTTGAGTGGCAAATCTCCAATTATGCTCAAAACATGCTTTTTCATTTTATAGTCATAGTTCTTTTGAGTGATATCTTTACATCCAATTCTATATGTTTTCACATATTCATTGTACCAATCTTTTACGTGCATACTACCACATAGCATTACACGACCTTCTTCGAGGTCTCGTATCTTATTAGCCATTTTGATAATTGCATCAGTCTCTGATTTTCCTCTAACAAAATACCGCTTGCCTTCAAATGTAAAAGACTTCCTATATTTATCGCTCATGATAATCCCTCTCAAATCCTCTTAGATAATCTACCGAAACACCAAATACGTTCGGTCCTTATGTCCATATGAATACCTTTCGATGATTATTTAATGTTGTGGAATACGCCAACGCATTCACCTAAGATTGTCACCTCTGAAGCATCAACAATCATGGGCTCAAATTCTGAGTTACATGGACTCAACAAAATTGTATCTCCTTGCCAAAACACTTTCTTTAGAGTAGCTTCACATTCAGAGTTTAGTAGCACAGCGTATACTGAGTTGTTTTTGTAGTCATAAGTCTTTTTTATAAAAGCGATGTCGTTATCAGAGATGCAAGCATCAATCATACTATCACCACGTACACGAACGCAGAAATCTGCCTTAATAGACTGGTCAACGAAAAAGTATCCCTCAAAATTCTCTTCACAGAAAATACCATTTCCCGCACAAATGTCGCCTAATATCGGAATCGGGCGAGCCGCAGGAAATGAAATGTTAGTTATATTTTTCAAACCGTCATCAGAATCTAATCTTATCAATTGATTTCCATCAGTCATTCTAATTAGATCATCTGGAGAAATGTTCATTGCTTTTGCAGCCTTTTTAAATGTAGCTATTGATGGTATTAGATTTCGTGCGTTTTGTGGATTTTTATTTTTTTCTATTATAGATATATAACTTTTACTCAAACCAGAGGCATCCGCAAAATCTTGCATCGTCATTTTATTCACCATTCTGTAACGTTTAATTATTTCTCCTAAATACATTTCGCCGCCTCCTTGTCTACTATAATACACAAAAATAAGAGGCTGGTCAATAAAAATCTACTAAAATAAACAAAAAGCGTTGACAATGTTTGTCCACTATAGTAAACTCACAAATAAGGAGGAATAAAAATGAAAAATAAAATAAAAGAAATACGCATGGAACAAGGATATACACAGGTTGAATTAGCTAAAAAGGCTGGAGTTTCAAGGAGCATAATATCTGGACTTGAAAGTGGAAAAAGAACAGTTGTAAAAAGCAACACGATGAAAAAGATAGCAGATGCGCTTGATAGTACAATACTATATATTTTTTTTAACAATTAAATCCACTGTAGTGGATAAAAGGAGGAAGAAAGGATGAAACAAATCTTCGCTATATGGCTTGCAGTAGTCATATGTGTACCGATAACAAAGATAACTATGAAAAATTATTGGTGGATATACGGCATTTACGCAGTAGGAGTAGCAATACTTGGAACTGTAGCAATAATTATTAATTCAAATAATCCCTCATGATATTTGACAATTTTTCAACTAATGACATTCCACGCTTTGAATCACCTGAGTTAATGGCATCATCAATCTCACTTAATACAGGTACTGCTATATCAGGGAAGAATGCAAGTGCTTTGTTTAGCGAAAAACGATAATCCATACGGAATGCATTAAGCCCAACAAGCACATTAATGGAGTTAGTCATATATTCCACATACACATCCCTTGTATGAAGAATGTTATCACGACCTATAGTTCTTTTATATTCCAATCGGCTTATTAAAAATTTAAATATGTTGTCAACAATGGAAACAATTGCAGGAGAAAAAATCGCAGCAATGGCAATAGCGGCAAGAACAGTATTCGAATTCATATTCATGTAATACCTCCCAAGAAAGAACATAGCAATGATTAACAAGTTACAGCCTCATGAAATTATATCACGAAAGGATAAAGAAATGAAAGACTGGGAACCATCACTTTACACAAAACTGCCAAGTGGACTAATTATTGATGAAAATCAAATAGATAAAGCTGAGCATGCTATTAGCTTAGCTTTGAAAATGGCTTTAGAAGATGAAGCCCAAACATATGAAGTAATTCAATATGTCTTAGATAAATATATCGAAAGGATGAAATCAAAGAAAGTTAGACTATAGTGATTGCGTAACAATAACGGAAGGAACATAAAATGAAAGATTGGCTCGTATCGTATTTCATAGGCTTTGCACTTACATTCCTAATCATAACCCTAATAGAACTAAAGGGATGATATGAATTTTACGATAAGACTAGAAATTACGCCTAAAACAAAGCCCAATACACGATTGGTCCAGACTTCGGATCGGGCGAGAATGTAATTAATAGCCTCATTACGATAGTAGATGCAATAAGGTCTATTGTCAGCGTATCGAATATCAATACAATTGTTAGCCTCTAAAGCAGACAATACATCTGGATCAAAGCTAGATATTATTTCATCATTAGCGATTACGCCAGAAGCTTTGATAGTTTTAAGTGCAGAACGCATTTTGAAACGCATAAACATAATTAATTACCTCCATCTAAACAGGATTATATCACAAAGGAGTTAACATGACACTTGAATCGCGGACAAAAAGAGCTGAGGAACAATTGCATAAGGTAGTAGGCGATTGGTGCGATTATGTAACAACAAGTGATGTAGCGAAAGTTTTTGGATACCAATCAGCAACCTCAGCGAGAAAGTACACGTACGGATGTAGAAAGTACGGACGAAAATATTATATTCCAGAGGTCGCTGCGAAAATGGCAGCAGAAGGAATTTACGAAGTGTAGAAAGCAGACAAGAAAGGAGTATTCATGATAAGAGAAAATGAGAATTTGGTATCGGCGGTCAGACCACGGGGAACTGAAAAGGCATGTGTAATGAAGGTTATAAAAACCACAGCTTTGTTAGGTGCAGGAACCCCAAAAGATCCATTGAGATATTTATATCAATACTGGGACTTTGACGGAAAACTATTGGCACAACACGATAGTTGCAATAGCAACGTTCGAAAAGAGGAATAAAGATATGCGAATAAAAAAGATAATGACAGCTATTGCAGGAATAATGATAGCGCTTGGACTTAATGCAATAGCTACAGCGATAGATAATCCGGAAGTTTATACAAAGGATTTGCCTGACCCAGTACCAGTAGCACAGCTTGAAATAAATGATCATATAGATAAGATGGCCAAAAGGTATGGATTAGATTCGAATATTATAAAAGCACTAATTGAAGAAGAGAGCGGATGGGTTGCATCAGCTGAAGGAGACAACGGAAACTCAATAGGGCTAATGCAAATCCAGGAGCGTTGGCACAAGGAAAGAATGAAGAGGCTCGGAGTAAAAGACTTGTATGATTCAGAGCAGAACATCACAGTAGGTTGCGACATACTGTCAGAGCTACTAAATAAGTACGGAAACTATAAGGATGCACTAAGCGTCTATAACAGTGGGAATACCCACGATGGAAAGCAATATGCGGAGCGCATATTAAACGCAGCAAAATAAGGGGGAACAATGATAAAGACAGCAATGATAGAAAGTGTGCCGGGCGGTGACACTAGGAATTATATGAATAAAAGAGAAATCGCAATGATGATAAGAAGGTTGCGACTAAAACACGGAGTGATAAATTTCGAAATGGTGCTTCAAGACGGAAGAAAAATAAAGAGCCGAAATGAATAAAAGATGCAATGAATTTGATTGCCCTGCTTGTGGCAAACCCAATCCGCGAGAAATGAGACAGTGTCCAAAACTAAAAGGGGAAGCGATTTGTGTACACTGCTGCGAAAGCTGCGATACATATGACACGGAAACATTCAGATGCACATGGCATACGGTTAATAGAACTATCGTCATTGATGAAGAGGTTAAGCGACTGCGCAATAAAATCACCTTTTTAGAGAAAGAGGTTAAAAGGCAATATAGGAGCAATCAGCCTAAAAGGGGTAACATGTTGCTCAACGAAGAGAAAAGCTGCATTTCGCAGCTCAAAAGATTAGAGAGATTAAGAGAACAGGGTTTTAGATACATATAGTTTTGACGGAAAGGAAAGAGAAATGAACAAAGAACTTATCAATAGTGCAATTGCAAAAATCACTGAAGAGGCACTATCAATAAAGGACGCATTTTCGCAGATGATCGAGGAATACTTGACTGACATCTGCAAGACGGATGCGGTAGCAACAAAGCTTTTAGCTGAAAATAAATCGCTAAAGGCTTTTTGCGATGAAATGTGGAAAGAAGCAAAGAGCAGGTCCACAAAGTGTGCGGCAGGAAGCGGCGCATATATATCTGATCAGGAATGCTTTGAAAAGGCAGAAGCCTATTATGAAATAACTGAAGATGACAAGAGGACAAAAACCTCCACGAATGTCATTGACATAACGGAGCTACTCTAAAGGAGGGTGTTATGGATTTCTATAGAGAAAAACAGAAACTACCATATAGAGTAAAATGGCCAACAAAGTTAAAAAAGTACCTTAACGATGAAATAAATTATCCAATCGTCTATAACAGATTCAAGAAAGAAGCACACTGCCTAAACTGCAATAAAGATTACAAGTATTTAAACAAATATCGTGCGGATGATTATGAAATATGCCCTTGTTGTGGCAAAAACAGTGTAACCTGGCCACATACACGCAATATGATTGTTGATAGAACGCTAATATTTGCAACTTACACAGATACGGATATTAGGATAGCAGTGGTAGATGTGTTTTATAAATACGAAGAAGACAACTGGGCTCACATAAAGAACATAAAGGCAGAGATGGCTGTGGACGAGGTGCTGTATTTTTCAAAAGACAAACAAGAAGCCTGGTATAAAGACTGGTGGGCTCAAAATCCGTCAGCATCTTTTAGAAAAGACAAGGGAAAAGGAATAAGAACTTTTATCCCTTTAGATTTGAGAAGATATCGATGCTTGATGCATGAAAGCGTTCAGAATGCTTTATCTAATGGATTTCTTAAGTACGCGAATATAGGAATCCGCGATGCATGTGATGAAAGTCATCTAATGAAACTTATATATGTCTATAGCAAGTACCCACAGGCAGAATATCTCAAGAAGCTTGGATACCAGGGGATAATAGATGATCGCATATACAATCAAGCAAATTATATCAACGTAAATTGGAGAGGGGATAGCCTGGAGAAGATGCTAGGCATTACAAAAACTGAACTAAGCAAGTTGAATCAATGGGGATATAAGAACACGGAAGACATAGGAACTTACAAATTCCTAAAAAAATATCAAGCAAAGATATCGAAGAAAAATATGGACACGTTTTATTCAGCATTTTCATGTGTAGGCGACTGTTTAAGCTATTTCAAAAAGGAAGAAAATCCGATAAAGATAAGTGAATATATAATCAATCAAAAGAAACTCGCCAAGCATGGATTTATCCTATACGACTATAAAGACTATTTAAATCAATTAAAAGAACTAGGATATCCGTTAGAAGAATATTATTTATATCCTAAAAGCTTAAAAGATGCACATGCAAAGCTAACAGATGAAATAAATAAAAGACGAGATGAGGAAAAACGGAAGCAGATAGAACTTCAGGAGAAGGGGTACAGGGAAATACTGAAGAAAATAAAGAAGTTTACATACTCAAGCGCAAATCTTGTCATAAGACCAGTTGATAGCATAGCAGAATTAATTACTGAAGGAATGAAGATGCATCACTGTGTTGCTACTTATAGAGATAAGGTAGTAGCTGAAAAATGCTACATATTCACAGTAAGAAATATAAATGAACCTGATGAGCCTCTTGCGACATTGGAACTAAGTCAGGATAAGAAAAGAATAATACAGCTCAGAGGCAAGTACAACGCGGTTGTGTCAGACGACATAGAAGCGTTTTGCAATCACTGGTTCAAGCATATAGTTAATTCAAAAGAAAAGAGAAAGAAGGCATCATGATGAATATTGTAGAAACACAATACAAAGAAATCACAAGCATACAAGACCGAGAGACAGAGCAGTTAACTATAGAGGTTAACACTATATATCAGCAGATGGAAGCAATCGGCAATATAGGATTGCAACTTGCTGCAGAGGCAGGAGAAAGGCTTATAGAAATAAAAGGCAGATTAGCACATGGTGAGTTTGAATCGTGGTGCAAGGACAACCTGACATTCAGTAAAAGAAAAGCCGAAAACATGATGCGCTGGTCTCAAAAATGCAAGGATGAAAATAGTATTTTTTCAAAAACGCAAACGTTTACGGATTTGGGAATTTCAAAGGTTTGGGCACTTTTAGCCGCTCCGGAGGATGTGGCTGAAGAGGTCATAAAAGAAGGTGCTAGCGACATGTCAGTCAGAGAACTACAAGACGAAATATCCAGGCTAAAATCTGAAAAGAAAACAGCACAGGAACATGCAAGAGCATCGGAAGAAGAACAGGCAAACCTAGAGGAAGAGATAGAAATTTTAAAAAGGCAGCTCGAAGAAGCTAGAAGAGAATCTGAAAGAAAAGCGGAAGAGGAAAACTCGCAAAGTACACCTGAAGCTGAAGAGGAAATCGAAAAACTAAAGAAGAAGCTAGAAGTTGCAGAGGCAAATCTTCAGAAGACAAAGGAAAAGCTTAAAACAGAAAAGAATAATAGTGAAAAGAAGATTGAAGAAGCTATAAGCCAGGCAAAGGCAGAAGCTCAAAAGGAAGCCGAGAAAAAGGCGAGCGAGTCATTCGCTGACATAACAAAGAAGTACGAGGAATCGCAGAACGTTATTAACAAGCTGCAAACCGCACTGGCAAATAGCGAGAATAAAGCACTAGCTATATTCAAGGTTAAATCAGACCTATTACAAGAATCGTTTAATTCTTGCCTTGCATCTATAGAGGATGTAGCTGCAGAAGATAACGAAAAGGGCGAAAAGATGAAGGCGGCACTCAGGCAGATAATGTCAAATCAGATTGAGAGATTATAAAAAGGAGAATAGACATGGCACTAAAAATAACAATAGTGATTTGCGCAACACTGGTTATACTTACGCTTATTAGCGAAAAGGGAAAAGGCGGCAAGTAATGAGGGATAAGAAAGAGGGAATTCGATGCGCTCTATGTGGGAAGAAACTCAGTCATAATAATGCATTTTACACAGACATGGGTGAAGAGGAAATCACTGTATGTTTCGGATGCTATCTAAAAATTAAAAAGCAAAACAATATTTTAAAGGAGGCTAATCATGAGAGTAGCAATTGATGATAACTGGAGCGTATATCAAAAGGGCGAAAAGATTTATGCAAGCAGAAAGAAACCTAAGATGACAAACATCATCGGAACATCCGGCCACAAGTTAGCTGAAGAGGAATTGGTAGGAATGCTTGAAAGATTTTTACGAATGAAAAATATAAAGCCAGGAGAATAGAGATGTATAAAGTTCCAATGGAAATTCCAAAACATTGTAATAAATGTCCGTTTGGCAGACATCAATACACCAAACCTTTTTGGTCGAGTGAAGATAGGATAGATCCTGTAGACTTTAAATCAAATATCAAGAATACATACGGATATGTATGCAATATCGACTTTAACGAAAACGGAAAGTACACACAAGTACTACGGGCTCAAATTGGAAAGGACATTGAAAGGCCTAATTGGTGCAAACTTATAGATATGGATGCGAAACGATTGAAGAGGTGAACGATGATACCAAAGATTAGGGCGTGGGATAAGAAAAAGAAAACTATGTACAATGCCAGACAAATAGATTTTCGTGGCGGAGAATTCTGCTCAAGCGAAAATGAGTGGATAAAATTTGACAATGTTATTTTCATGCAGACCACAGGGTTCAAGGACAAGAATGGAGCGGAGATATACGAGGGAGATATATTGCGTTATGGAAGCATCGAGATAAGCATGACGGGAAAAGTCATGATAAAACAAGGAGAAGTCAGGCTATATAGCGGCGTTTTTTGCTGGAGCCTGGATGCATTAACTAGAGACGGTGGCGTAAAAAATACATTAGTAATTGGCAACATATATGAGACACCGGAGCTAAGGAGGAATAAAAATGATTGCAAAGAATTGTAATACATGCAGAAGCATTTATATATCAGGACCAATTACAGGACTTAAGGAGGAAGATGCAAGAGCAGCATTTGACAAAGCTGAAAAATTGCTTAAAGCAGAATACGAAAGAGTTGTTAATCCAATGAGATTTGAGTCGGCATATCAAAGCGCAAAGCTGACGTATGACGAAATGATGGACATAGATCTGAGATTGCTAAAAATGTGCAAGGCAATCTATATGCTGAAAAACTGGGAAGGCTCAAAAGGAGCATGTGTAGAAAGATTAACAGCATTGCATCTGGGGATGAAAATAATATACGAAGATTAAAGGGGAGCAAGAGCTTCCCTTTAGGGCTATAAAGCACCACGAAAGGAATAAATAGAAATGAGAAACGAAATCGAAATGCTCGCAAGAGAAGAATTGGAATCCGCAAATAAAAAGTTCCCGCTATTTCACAGCAGCCACGAAGGTTTCGCAGTGCTGCTCGAAGAAGCCGAGGAACTTGCGGAAGAGTCGGATGAAATAGAGAAGATAATGAACTCTTGGTGGTTGTACATAAGAAGAGATGAAGATATAGACGTGCAAAAGAAGAGAGTCGATAGAATAAGAAACCACGCAGTCAATGCTGCGTTAGAAGCAATACAAGTTATAGCAATGTGTGACAAGTTCAAAATGTCATTATAAAAAACTACATATATATATGTAGAAAAACATCGCGAGTGAAAGTCTCGCATTCGAGCTTGATAAGAGTATTAGTAAAAGGGAATCGCTGAAGAGGAAATTATGGCTGAGCAAAAAATTATAAGAGAAACATGTGTAGCTGGTCGCATGATAGATCACATAATAAAATTACCTACAGGAAACCATAGAGGTAGACGTGGTAAAAGAGTTAATCCCAGCTCTGAAAAAGTACAAAAGAATAATGACAGAATAGCTGAGAGAAACCTTAGAAGATTGCTCGCTGCAAACTTTGGCTATGGCAGTGGACATTTCACACTAACCTATGGCGATAAAGCGCCAAGTAACATTCAGGCAAAAAAAGACTTGGAATGCTTCTTAAAGAAGTTGAGACGTGATTTACGCAAAGAAGGTATTGAACTAAAGTATATCGCTGTAACAGAATACGAAAATCATAGAATTCATCATCACCTTGTTATAAACACAGTGAACGTAAAAGCTGTAAATGATTTGTGGTCAAAAGGATGGATAAAGATGTCTGCACTTGACAAGACAGGAAACTATTGCAGACTTGCGAGCTATCTCATCAAAGAAACGCAGAAAACATTCAGAACCGAAGAGAGTGCACACAAGAGAAGATATTCAACTTCAAGAAATTTGGTTAAGCCGATAGTGAAGAGGGAATTTGTAAGTGGCGCTGAGCTATTTGATGATCCTAAGCCAATGCCTGGATATTACATCGACCAAGATAGCGTAAGAAGATACGAACACCCTTTCACAAAGGTTGAGCACTTAGAGTATGTCGAAATTGCATTAGACACACCGAGAAAGTATAAGGTTTGGCCAAGAGGCAAGAAAGTAAAGGCTGAGTCTCAAAGGACGATACGAAATGATCAACTCGATTTATTCGAGGAATTTTAACATGCACAGAAAGGACGCGATATGAAAAGAGATTATCAGAGACAGAAAAACAATAAATATATTTTGCCTAACGCTGTATATCATACAACACTCTGGCAGATAAGAGACTATTTCCGCATGAAAGAAAACGCGCAGGATATTTTAGATGAATCACCCGCACCACCTGACGGGATGCCACGGAGCGGAGATATAATAGATCAAGTCTATATAAAGGTGCAGAGAAGAGCTATATATATCGACAAGATTAAAGTGATTGACGATGCTATAAAAACGATTCCGGAAGAATACAGAAAAGGAATATGGAACAATATCATCAGAGGAGACCGCTATCCTGCCGACGCAGAGCGAGCGACATACGGTCATTATAAGTCAAAATTTATCCTCAAAGTTGCAGAGGGTTTAAAGCTTGTTTAAAGTAAATGCGACACACCGGGAGAAAAAATATATATTATTATGACAGTGTGAGGAAATGATAATTCACTCCTTTCTTAAGAAATTATATGCACAATTGGCAGTCGGCAAAGGGCACGGCTGCCTTTTGTGTTATGGAGAAAAAATGGCAAAAGCATGGGCTAAGGCGTTTTACAAATCAAAAGCATGGGCGGAGGCTAGAGAAGCAGCACTGATAAGAGATGGTGGCATGTGCCAAAATACTGGGTGTATGCATCCAGCAGAAGAAGTACACCATGTTATTGAGCTGACGCCTGATAACATAAAGGACTATAGAGTCGCATTGAACATTGACAACCTAAAGAGCCTTTGCAAAGATTGTCACTTTGCCGAGCACAGAAATAAACTACACGCAAATAAAAGAGTTGATAAGATCCTCACAAATGGATATTACTACGATGATGGTGTAATGAAGCTCACAAAGGTTCACATAGTTTCAGGCGCACCAGCATCAGGCAAGAGCACATACATTAGCAAACACAAAGAGCCAGGAGACCTGCTTATAGATTTAGACAAAATTAAAGACGCACTAGGGCAACCGCGAGAAAGCAAGTACAGCAACCTCACAGGACTAGCATTAAATCTAAGAGAATATCTTTATGGATTGGTAGCAGATAGAGACTCATTGATAGACTGTAAGCATGTATGGATTGCAGCCACATTGCCAAACAAATATGAACGAGAAGCATTAGCAAAGAGGCTAGATGCGGAAGTAATTCAGATAGATGCTAGCAAGGCAGAGTGTCATAAGCGAGTTGCAAATGATAGTAAACGCATAGACAAAGATTACGAACACAAGATGGTCGATAAGTATTTTAAAATATTGACAGAACAGAACACATAACCCCCCCTTCAAAAAATAAGGGGAGTGTCCACAGGGGGACCGGAGGAGAGGGACAGATGTAAACATGAACGCGCACACGAGGGGGGTGTGGTACATTTGGGAAAATTTATACAAATTTATGACGAGAAAAAACGAGAAAGCGTTAGAAAACGCGAGCGAACAAGACTTAGAAAAATATTAGGCGCAGACAACGACATTGTCACATCGTTAATAGATCGAGCAGCTTTTTTGCATGCAGAATTAATCGAATGTGAGGAGATAATTAAGCGAGATGGCATCATAGAGACATATAAAAATGGCGAAAATCAGTATGGGAATAAAAAGGCAGCAGCGGTAGACGTCTACAACAATTTGATAAAATCTTACAACACAGTTATAAAGACTTTAGCAGAAAGCAGAGGGGAGACAAGCGCTGAGCAAGACGAACTTCTTGCTTTCATGGCAGCGAGGCGATGAGTTATATAATCGAGTATGCAGATGCTATATTTTCAGGAAAAATATTGGCGAATGATTTTATCAAAAGACAGTATGAGATTTTGGCAAATCGAGCAGTTCAACCTGATAGGTTTCATCTTGACTTAGATATTGCGAATAGACACATTGATTTCATGGAGATGTTTTGCAGGCAGTCACAGGGAGACAAAGGAGCGTCGTTAAAGCTTGAGTTATTTCAAAAAGCAAAATTCGAAGCAGCATATGGCATGGTCGATGATGACAATTTAAGGCAATACAGAGAGGTAAACTGCTTTGAAGGACGTAAAAACGGTAAGACCACAGAAGCTGCAGCGATTGCACTTGATGCATTGATTAATGATGACGAAGGAGCTCCGGAGGTATACTTTATAGCGACAAAGCTAGACCAAGCAAAGAAGGGGTACACAGAATCAAGGAATATGGTGCAGCAATCACCTGCACTTCGTAAGCACATAAAACCGAGAGGATTTGATTTATACTGCAGAGGGAATTTCGGCATAATAAAACCTCTTGCAACAGATATCAAAAAGCTTGACTCATACAACGCGTCATGCGTTATCGTTGACGAGCTGGGAGCACTCACAAGCAGGCGCCCATACGATGATATGAAGCAGTCTCAGTCAAGTATGGCCAGGAAACAGCCAATGCTGTGGGCAATTTCGACAAACAACTTCGTAAGGCAGGGAATATTTGATGCACAGGTCGAGTACGGCAAAAAAATAATAAGAGGCGACGCAAAAGACGATCGCTTTTTATTTTTATATTACGCGCTGGAAAACGAAAGCCAGTGGACTAATCCGAAGTATTGGATTATGGCAAACCCTGGATTGGGAACGATAAAGAGCAAGGAATTTTTAGAGGACTCGGTGAATAAAGCGAAAAATGATCCTGGTTATAAAGCAACTGTGTTAACTAAAGATTTTAACATTGCGCAGGAGAGCAATCAGTCGGCATGGCTAACACCGAAACTTGCACAAAATGAAGAGGTTGCAGATATAAAATATCTTGAAAATTCGTATGCTATTGGTGGATGCGATTTATCAGCAACAACAGACCTTACGTGTGCAAGTCTTATTGTCTGCAAAAAAGATGATCCTAAAAAGTATCTATTGCAGCAATATTTTTTGCCACAGCAGAGACTCGATTATGTCATGAGCCAAGAAGAACCTGAAGCTCCATATGCGCTTTGGGCGGAACAAGGCTGGCTCACAGTATCCCCAGGAACGCAGGTTGATTATTCGCAAGTCAGCCTATGGTTTTACAAAATGGTTAAAGAGCATAACATAAGGCCACTTTGGATTGGATATGATAGAGCCCTTGCTGGTTATTGGGCAGATGAGATGATTAACAATTACGGATTTGAGCTAGAAAAGATTGCGCAAGGGGCATACACGTGGACATATCCTATGAAGCAGCTCAGAGCAGAATTTGAGGCACGAAACATAGTGTATCAGAATAATCCTGTGTTTTTGTACTGCTTGTTAAACACGGGTGTTAAAACGCGTAATAGCGACAATATAGAGTCTATCATGCCTGTAAAATTACAAAACAATAGGCGAATAGACGGAACAGTGTCAGCATTAAATGCTTACACATGCTTGAAAAATCATGAAGAGGAATTTATGCGCTATGTCGCAAGAAAGGGGTAAAATGAACTTCTTTAGTAACTTTTTTGGAAAGGCAAAAAAGAAAATATCGCAACTGCGAGAATTCATCGAGATAGGAGGCTACAGAGCGATATTTTCAAGGTTTGGGAATAACCAATGGGAATCGGAACTTATAAGGTCATGTATAAGACCGATAGCCTATCACACATCAAAGGCAGAGGCGAATTCGTCGGATAAACGCTTAGAGAGAATACTAAGAGATCGGCCGAACCTATATATGAACGGAGTGGCATTCCTTTCCAAAATTCGAACGATGTTAGAGATCAAGAACACAGCTTTTATAATTATAATTCGCGATGATAGAAATAAGGTCATTGGATTTTATCCAATGCCTTATACCTCGTTTGAAGGGGTATTAAGTCCGACGAATAATCTATACATCAAATTTGAAACTCAATCAGGCAGAAGCTATACATTTCACTGGGATGACATTGCGGTTCTGCGAAAGGATTACAACGAAAATGACATCTCGGGAGATAGCAACTCACCAATCTTAAATACACTCGAAATGCTCAACACATCAAACGAGGGCCTTTCGAACATGATAAAGAGCACAGCGAATTTACGAGGTATTTTAAAGACAACAAAATCTATGCTTGATCCTGGAGATTTAAAGCGAGTCAAAGAAGACTTTGTAAAGGATTATTTAAACATTTCGAACGAGGGTGGCGTTGCAGCAATCGACAACTCATACGAATATCAGGAGCTGAAGGCAAATCCGCAGGTAAGCAATTACGCAAACATAAAAGAATTTCGAGAAAATATCATGCGTTACTACGGGGTTAACGACAGCATTTTAATGGCCAAGCAGAGTCCGGAGGAAATGCAGGCATTTTACGAGTCGCGTATAGAACCTTTTTTAATGGAATTATCCATAGAGCTTACAAGTAAGGTGTTTACTGAACGAGAAAAAGGATTTGACAACTATATCGTGTTCTCAGCCAACACAATCCAGTTTATGTCTACAACCGAAAAACTTAACTTGTGGAACATGGTAGATAGAGGAGCAATGACTCCAAACGAATGGAGAAGGACGCTGAACTTGCCACCATTACAAGGTGGAGATGAACCTATAAGGAGACTGGATACAGCTCCAGTCGGAACTCAAACTGTAGAAAATGAAGAGAGTGAAGAGGAGGAAAACTAAATGGCAGAACTTGATAACATTAAGCGCCTGATTGAAGACAAGCACGTGCAGTTCCGAGATTTCAACATCGGAAATGTTGAAACAAGGGAAGGCGAAGCTGAAGGAAAAGAGCGCATGACAATAAAGGGAAGACCTATTGTCTTTAACAGCGAAACTCTAATATGCAAATATAGAGATCAGGAAATTTGGGAAATAATAGACCCAAAAGCTCTTGATGGTGCTGACATGTCCGATGTTATCTTCAACATGAATCACTGCGGAAGAGTCTTTGCAAGGACGAGAAATGATAGCTTAAAGCTATCTAAAGATGATAAAGGGCTCAATATGGAAACCGAACTATGGGAAGATGATGAAGGTCATAAGAGCTTGTACAGAGACATCAAGCGAGGGATTCTCGATAAGATGTCATTTGCATTTACAGTCAGAAAGTCAGAGTATGTGATCACGGAAGATGAAGAAACGGGAACAGAAAAGGTTCTGCGAAAAATCTTAGAAATTGACAAACTGTACGATGTATCAGTTGTTGATATTCCGGCATACGATGCTACTGAAATATCAGCGAGAAATGCGTTTGCAGCGGAAAGTGAATTACGCAAAGCGGAAAGCATCAAGGCAGCAAGCCTAGCTCGTGAAAAATATAACTATGAAAAAATCAAAATGGAGGAGAAGTAATGAATCTAAAGGAATTAAGAGAAAGATTAAAGGAAATTGATGCACTTGTAGCAAAGAGCGAAAGCGCTGACGAGGTGAGAGGTCTCATCGATGAGATGAAAGAACTGAAGCAGAGAGAAAAAGAGCTAATGCAGTTAGAGCAGAGAACTAAAGAAGCTGCGATGATCAATGGCGGTGCGAGCGGAGCAACAATCGTAGAGAGAAGCGCATCAGCTGAGGAAGAGTCAGAAGGAGCTGACAGCGATGTATATCGCAGAGCATGGCTAAAGACCATTGCAGTTGATCAGAGAGGAAACCATCTCTTTGGAAAGCTAACTGAAGAGGAGACACGTGCATTTACATTTACAACCGCAAACACCGGCGCAGTCGTGCCTGTTACTATTGTAAATAAGATTACAAGTCTTGTACGCAACGACTCACCAATCCTTGATGATGCTACACCATCTGGAATCGAGGAAGGTTTTGCGCTCGTAAGACATACAGAAATTAAAGCTGGAGATGCAACTGGTGTTGCCGAAGGTACAGCGAACGAAGATGAAGAGGATGCATTTATCCAGATTCCACTAACTGGAGTAGATGTTAAAAAGCATGTCACAATCACGAGAAAGATGAAGTTCCAGAGCATAGATGCGTTCGAGAACTGGCTAGTAAAGCACCTTGCAGACAGAATTAGAGTTGCGAAGGAAAAGGTGCTAATCGCAAGGCTTGACAACGTAGCACCTTCAGGAGCTACAAAAGTAGATAACTCGGGCATAGCGGCTGCAAATATACTAACAGAGAAGACATACTCTGATGAGTCAATCAGAGCAATCATGAGCCTTATCGATGCAGATGGAGAGGTTGTCGTATATGCAAACTCAAAGACTATATGGACAGGTCTTGCAGGGATAAAGGATGGAGACGGCACAAAGGCATTCATTCCAAACCCTATGGCAGATCCTATAGTACAGGGTAGAATCTACGGCGCAACAGTAAAAAAAGACAGCAATCTTGCTGACAATGTGGCATATTTCGGAGTCAAAGGCGCACTGCTTGCAAACACACACGCACCGCTTGAGATATTCCAGTCGCTCGAAGCAAAGACTGCAAACACAATCATCACAGGTGATGAAATCTTTGATGGTGGGCTCGAGAATCCTAACGCATTTGTCAAGGTTACATTCAAGCCGGGGGAATAACTCCCCCTGCCGCCTTGGCGGGTAGTGCGCACAAGTACACACACCAGGAACTTAACGCACTGACTATCGAACAGATCAAAAAGATAGCAGGGGAGAGGCGTTATGGCATCCTAGCGACACTAAAATCGGAGATAATAAGTCAATTTTTGGCGCAACAAGGAGTATAATCAATGGTTAGCAGAAAGGAATCTGTCAAGAACAGTCTTAGAATAAGGCATGACAAATTAGATGCAGAAATTGAATCAACAATCACGGCAGCAGAAATGGACTTAATAAGAATGGGTGTAGCAAAAGATGTTGTAAATGATAAAGATAACGCGCTGGTAAATAGGGCAATTTGCATTTATTGCCTTTGGCAAATGACAGAAGATGAACGGCTCATTGACAAGTATCATAGAGCTTACGAAATCCACGCAGATGGATTGAGGAAAAATAAGAGGGTGTCTGATGTATAACGAAATAGCAGAGTTGGGGAAAGAAACACTGACGCAAGATGAATACTTAAACGAAGTACCAGGGTATGAATGGACGGAAGTTTTTTGTAAAAGAACATCAATCGGACAGCAAGAGTTTTACAATTCCGCTGTTGTATCATTAAAGCCAGAGTTTAAGCTCATTTTAGCTGACTATTACGATTATGACAATCAAAAGGTGATTAGATACGATGGCAAGCTGTATGATGTAATCAGGACGTTTATAGTCAACAACACCATAGAAATAACCGTGAAGGAAAGGTTTGAAAAAAATGCATGATTCTATTGAAGTTCAAATGAGTAAAATCCTAGATGATTATTCTAGCGAGCTGGATAGGAGAACTGATGAAGCAATCCAAAGAGTGGCTAGGCAAACAGTTAATGTGCTGAAGCAAACAAGTCCGAGAAAGAAAGGCGGTTATGCTAAGAGTTGGACCTTAAAACGTAGTTCACAAGGTCGTGCTATAGTATACAACAAAAAAGGAAGTTTGACTCATTTGTTGGAGCGAGGACATATTTCAAAAAACCAACATGGATCGTATGGACGCGTCGCAGCAAAGACCCACATCAAACCGGCAGAGAGTGCAGCAAAACAAATGTTGCTTGATGAATTGGAGAAGCTATGACATTTCAAAATCTACTAAAAAGAGCTGGAATACCGGTGGCGTACGGAGTGTTTAAAAACGCTCCGAAGCCACCGTTTATTGTGTATTTAGCCGAAGGTCAAAAGACATTCAAGGCAGATGACACAATATACCACAAAGCAAACAAGTATAGAGTAGAATATTACTTCAAGACAAAAAACGAAGAAAAGGAAGAAACCATCGAAAAGCTATTGCTTGACGGTGGTTTTTTGTACGAGAAATCTGAAGACGTCTATATAGAGTCTGAGGATTTATACGTGATCTACTACGAAGTTTAGATCAGAAAGGAACGAAAGATGAATAAAAATAAAGTTGAATTTGGTACATCAAATTTTCACATCGGAATATACGAACTTGACGAACACGGAGCCGCAAAGCTAGGGCCATCAATGGCAGTTCCAGGAATGAGAGCTCTAAGCCTGGACGCAGACTCAGAGGAATCAAAATTCTTTGCCGATGACGTCGTCTACTATAGCGATTTCAATGATAACGGCATGACGGGAGAGCTTAACATGGCGCTATTTCCTGACGCGTTCAAAACAGCATTTCTCAACTTCAAGGAAATGGCTGATGGGGGGATTGCTCAAATCAAGGGAGGAGTTTCAAAAAAGGTTTATTTCGCGTTTGAAGGGAAGGGCGACAAGAATAGAAGGAGACATATCTTCTTTAACGCCTCACTAGGAGCAATTAAAAGAGAACATAAGACAATCGAGGAAGGCAAAGAGGTTGAAGAGGAGACACTTCCGATTACAGTTACAGGCGACAACAAAACAGGTGTTATCAAGATTTCATATGCAGAGGGTGACACTGGTTACGAAACAGTATTCAGCGCACCAACCATTCCTGCTGTTAAAAACGAGTAGGGGGATATATGGCAATCAAAAATATAAAAATCGATAAAGATAATTCCATCAAAATCGATAGCTCAATTAACTGGTTGCTGATTTATAGAGGGCAGTTCGGGAGAGATATTCTCCCGGACATCCTGCCGCTAATTTCAGCAGGCGTAGATATAGCAATCAATATGCTCGGAGAGAGTGAGGGCGAGACGGTTCAAGAAAAAATTGCAAATATGGATTCTGATAAAGTGGAATCAGCAATGCTTTCACTAGCAGGGTTAGAGCTAACTACATTTCTGCAGATTGTTTGGGCGATGGACGCAAATGCTCGTAAGAAAAACGGAGAAGATATAATTCCATTCGAAAATTGGGTGGAACAACAGGAAGAATTTCCTATTGACATTATAGCTCCAGCGGTTGCAGGACTACTAACTAGATCGATGGTAAGCTCAAAAAACTTGAAGCGCCTTCAGGACATAGTAAAAATGGCGAAAGCAGGAAACGCAACAAAATCAGCACAGACGGAATCTTAATTGGTGCGATTTCGAGAGGGCTAAGTTATGAAGGCATAACCGAAATGGAAATAGGGCAAGTCGTTGATTACTGCATCGAATATAACGAGTTTGAAAAGATGAATGATAGGGATAAAGCGGAAGGCGCAAATCCTACAGTGCGACAAGCAACGCAGGCAGATTGGGATGCGCTAGGGAGGTAATTGATGGCTGGAGATATAAAAGGTATCACGATTGAGTTCAGGGGAGAGACGACAAAGCTGAGCAAGGCCTTGAATAAAATTAAGGACGAAACCAAAGGAGTAGACGGCTCTTTAAAGGCTGTCAACAAGGCTTTGAAGTTCAATCCTGGCAATATAGAGCTGCTCGGCCAAAAGCAGATTGAATTAAAGAGAAAAATTGAGCAGACGAAAGAAAAACTTGAGGCGTTTAAGGAAGCGCAAAGAAGCCTGGATGCATCTGGAGTTGATAAGACATCGAGCGAATACATGGAGGTGCGCAGAAATATAATACAGGCAGAATCACAAGCAAAGTATTTTAATGCGGAGCTCAAAAAGACTGAAGCAGCAATATCACCACTCGGTAAACTTGGATCACAGTTCCAGGACGTAGGCGGAAAGATTACAGCTGCTGGCCATGCACTAGCACCATTATCCAAGCTAGGAGCAGCAGTTGCAGGAGGGCTTGGAGCATTAGCAGTAAAAGCTGGAAGAGCAGCTGATGACTTAAATACGCTGTCAAAGACATCAGGCATAAATACCCAACAGCTACAGCTATATGCAGCAAGCGCAGATCTTGTAGATGTATCAGTTGAAGACATGGCCAAATCGCAGACCAAGCTCAAAAAGAATATGCTATCAGCATCGCAGGGGACAGGGGATGCGGCAAGAGCTTTTGACATGCTAGGGGTTAATGTCAAAGGTGCAGATGGACACTTGCGAAATCAAGATGAAGTATTTCAGGAAGTTATCCAAAAACTTGGAACCATGTCAAACGAAACGGAACGAGATGCACTAGCGATGCAAATTTTTGGCAAAAGTGCAACTGCATTAAATCCGATGATTGAGGACATGGGCAAGACGTATAAGCTTGTGACAGATACGATGAAAAAGAACAAAATAAAGTTTGTTGATCAAGAAACTTTAGATCAAGCCAATGCATTTAATGATCAAATCGATATAATGAAGTTTATTGCAACAACTGCTTTTCAGCAAATTGGTTCTAAGCTTGCAGCGTATTTAGTTCCCGCAATCACAAAAGTCCAAGAGGTATTCAGTCATTTCATGGGAATAATTTCAAATTTGAGTGGTAGAACGCTCGCTATAATAACTGGAATTGGTGGTGGATTTGCAGTCATAGCACCGACACTACTTATTGTTGGAGGCCTTATAACAAAAATGGGCGTAGCTTTTAGTGGATTATCTAAAATTATGCCTGGTTTAGGAGCAGGGCTAAAGGGCGTTTTTGGCTTCTTAAAAGCAAATCCGATAATACTAATCATCTCAGCAATCGCAGCTCTTGCGCTAATATTATCAAAAACAGGATTAAGTGTAGAAGAGCTGAGTGGCAAAATTAATGGATTTATAACCAACATAGTTGGAAAGTTGCCAGGAATAGTCAATGGAATTGTGGCGCTACTCCCACGAGTGTTAGATGCTATTTTAAAAATGTTGCCGGTGATTATTGATGCTGCAGTGACACTATTCACGGCAATTGTGAATGCATTACCGCAAATAATACCACAACTAATTCAGGGATTCGTGACGCTAATAAATGGTTTAGTAAGCGCAATGCCAACCTTGATACCGCTACTAGTTAATGGTGCAGTGACATTATTCACGGCAATAGTAAATGCATTACCGCAAATAATACCATTAGTGATACAAGGATTCACATCGCTTGTGACAACGCTCATAAATGCGATGCCTACATTAATACCTGTATTAATACAGGGAGCTATAACGCTATTTATTGAAATTGTTAAAGCAATCCCAGTTGTTGCAAAAGCACTCATAGCAGCATTGCCACTGATTATCGATGCGTTTAAAACAGGGCTGGCAAATTTACTTCCAGCAATTTGGACCGGGATAAAAAATACTATGGTATCTATATTTGGATCAATAGTCAACGCTGCGAAAGACAAACTGAATGCAATAAAAGATACATTCGTAAATATTTGGAACTCCATAAAACAGACGACTGCGAACGTATGGGAAGGCATAAAAAATGCAATAATGACGCCTATAAACGGAGCGGCAAATCTAGTAAAGGCAGCAATTGATAAAATCAAAGGATTGTTCAATTTTAGCTTTAAGTGGCCACATCTACCTTTACCACATTTTAGTATCAGTGGCTCAATCAATCCACTGAGCAAATCGTTTCCACCTAAAATAGGTGTAAGCTGGTATAAAGAAGGTGGAATCTTTGATAAGCCTAGCCTTATAGGTGTCGGAGAAGCAGGCAGAGAGGCAGTATTACCAACCCACAAACTAGACAAGTTTTTGGACGATGCTGTCAAAAGAGTTAACCCAACGCAGTCTAACGGAAGTGTCACAATCAATATTGCAAACATGACAGTTAGAGATGATACAGATATCCGTAAAATCGCGTATGAAATAGAACGCAGGCTTGCTCTTGAGTCAAATAGACGCAAGCTTGCTGGAGGCTTGATATGATAAACAATGAAGTTATTATAAACGGCACACAGTTGCACAAGTTCGGCACAATCGAATCGATAGAGTATAGCAAGCTGTCAAACGATATCCTTTACCGCGAAATTGCAAATAGGCAGCCTCGCGTTCAGGGGAGAAAAAGACAGTTAAAGGAAGTAACTCTGAAGATAAGGATTCATGATAAATTGTCGAGGGCGGAAACAAAAAAGCAAATAGATGAAATTGTAGGGCTATCATTTTCTGATAGCCCTATTTCGCTTATAGAAAATGGCAAGTATTGTAGAGCAATTCTTGCAGAGGCAGAAGACGAATACGTGTTTAAAAACGGGCTTCTATTATTGACGTTTGTTAACCTTGACGGGCTGTGGTACGGCGAAGAGAAGAACGGTAAGCTGACGATAGACAATCAAGGAATTATCAGTACAGATTTTGCAACCATATCTATCGTGCCAAGCGCTTTAAATGTGATGCTTAAGGACGGTAAAGGGCATACGCTTAAGATGACTGCACTTAATACCACAAGCGCGATTGTAATAGATCTTGAAAATAAGACTGCTACACAGAATGGAAAGCATGTTGAACTAAGTACGGATTCCAGGTTCTTTAGCTTCGAAAAAGGGAAAACGGTAATGCTCGTAACTAGTGGTGCGACAAACACGACATATCGCGAGGTGATAGCGCTATGATTTTTGTTTACGATAGAAACGAAAAACAAATCAATGCAATAGATGAAATCTATGAGCTGACAAAAGAAATCGGGAAGTTAAAAACTCTAGAGTTTGACAGTGAGCTTGATTTTGAAAAAGGATATAGAATTATCGTAAACGATAATGAAAAGCCTTTGGAATTCATCATAATCGACTCTGAATACAGTCGCGGAGATACTAAGGAATATCACTACTATTGTCAGGAATCGCTAAAAGAAATTGAAGGAGTACCCGTCGTTGACAAAAGACCACAAGGCAATGTAAAGGCAGTAATAGAATCTTTGCTTGCGGATACCAGGTGGACGCTTAAAGTTATTCCAACTTACGATTTAAGCCACACACAAACAAACAGCTTCTATCATATTTCTGCCTTTGAAGCTCTAAGTAAAGTAGTACAAGATTATAACGTAGAATGGCATGCTGAATACGAAATGTCAGGAGCTGAGATAACTAAGAGGATTATCGTTATAGGAGAGCAAGGAGTTAGATCAAATAGCAGACTTGAATTTGGAAAGAATATAACTAAATTTACAAGGCGAATATCTTCAGAGGCGATAATCACCGCGCTTTACGGATTTGGAAAAGGTGAAGAACAAGAAAATGGCGGATATGGAAGGCGTATAGATTTTGCAGAAATAAACAACGGAAAATCATATGTCGAAAATCTTGAGGCAAAAGAAAAATATGGAGTAGGAAAAGAAAACGAAAAGAAGCACGTTTTCGGTTTCTTTGTTGATGAAGAGGAGACCGATAAAGCCAAATTACTGGAAACGACAAAAAAAGAGCTCGTAATGTTAAGTCAACCGAAAGCAGAGTACACAGTTGAGGCTGTCAATTTAAATATTGATTGCTCGTTCGGAGACAGAGTTCAGGTGATAGACGATGAAATAGGATTTGCTGCAGAGGTACGCATCGTAAAAGAAGTCGTACAGGACGAATCCAAAACATTTACATTTGGAACGGTGACAAAAAGCTTTGGTGAGTCTATCAGAAATGAATTTAAGAAAACGCAAGAAACAATCAACAACCGAATCACATCCGTCAGAGAAGAGGTTCTTTCGAAAATCACTAAACAATATTTTGGCGAAGATGGGTATAACTACGACTTAAAAGCCGGCAACGAATATGGATTGCCTGCAGGGCTATATTCTTTTGACAGACAAATAAATCAAAATCCGTCAAAGGTTATTTATATTGGCGCTGGCAAGATGCTTATTTCTAACGAAAAAAAGCAAAACGGCGAATGGCTTTGGAAAACAGCCGCCACTGCTGACGGACTGATGGGCGATGCTGTTGTTGCAAATTCTATAACTGCAAATAAACTTTCTGCGGATGTTGGCCAAGCATTAGATTTAACTTCTAATGTATCAATCAATAGCAAGGTGTCGTCGCTTTCGGAGGAAACGTCAACGAAGATATCACAAACGCAAGATACGATTATAAAGCAAGTAGAGTCGAGATCCATGCTAGTGGATCAAATCATAAGTGAGATAAAAAGTTCAATCACGCAAACAACCGAGGGCATTTATTTTAACTTCGAAAGACTAAGCAAAAATCTTGACGCAGCAATCGCAGGAAGTACGGCAGAGTTTGAGAAAATACGCAAATACATAAGATTTGAAAATGGAAATATTGTACTTGGAGCGGAAGGTAATCCCCTTACGCTCAAAATTGAGAACGATAAGATTAAATTTATAGAAAATGGAGTGGAAATCGCATACTGGCAAAATAGACAATTCTACGCAGTGGATGGTGAGTTTATAAACAGTCTTAGACTGGGTAAGTTCGCGTTCATCCCGCGAGAAAATGGAAATCTAAGCTTCTTAAAGGTGGTGGATTAAAATGGGATATTGGCTATCAATACAATTCAGCCCTGGACAACAGGATATTGTTAACAATCAAAGCTATATGGCAGTCTACCTGTCTGTACACGCATCAAATAGTTACTACGCAGAACACACTAACGCAGCAGGCACTCTAACGGTCAATGGAGTCAACTATCCCTTTTCTGGTCACTTTAAAGTAAATGGAAGTTCGCAGGTAATACATAGTGTTGGGGTTTGGGTTCCACATAACCCAGACGGTTCAAAAACTCTATATGCATCTGCAAGCTTTGATACGAGGGTTGTAGGTGTACTTACAGCGTCAAATTCGGCAACGCTAACAACTATACCCCGTGCATCTTCTCCGACAACATCAAAGTCTACGGTGACATTTGGAGAATCGTTTGATATTTATACGCATAGAAAATCAACTGCATTTACACACGACATCTATGTAGGGGTCAATAATGACATTAACTCATTAATAAAAATAGCTGATAAAATCCCAACCGACACGACTTGGACCCTACCAGTTGATTGGAAAAATAAGTTTCCAGATTCAAGTGTAAAATTACTGGTACGAGTCTATACATTTAACGGTAATACAAATCTTGGACGAATTGATGCACCATTAGTTGCAATAAAACCATCATCTGATATGCTGCCTAGCGCAACGATTGAAGACAAAGATGAAACGGAATACTACAAGAAGTATGGTGGGTATGTAAAGCACCAATCTAAAATAAAAATAGCGGTAAAGCCAGAGTACAGATATAGAGCAACAAAAAAAGATGAACGGCTCAAAATCAATGGAGAATTACCATCAGTGGACGAGTCAAGTTTGACTCCACAAAAAGACAAGATAACAATCGAAGCAACAATCACAGACAGTCGAGATTCCACAATCACGGTCACAAAAGAACTGCAAATAATTGATTGGCATGTGCCTATATTGACAGAGGTCAAAGTTGAAAGATGCAAAGCAAGCGGAGAACTTGACGCAGCAGGGAACTATGTAAAAATAAAGTACAACGCAATTGTTGCAAGTCTAAATAACAAAAACGGAAAGACTATCGAGTACGAGATCACAAGACAAGGCAGTTATGATGGAACGCAAGAAACAGAAGAACTTGAAAAGTATAAGATATCAGGTAGTAAAGTGCTACCATGCCATGGAGATTATTCTTGGCAAATAAAAGTAACGCTAAGAGATGACTTTGAATCAACTGAGTATACTCAGTTGATTGGAACAGCATTCACTCTAGTTGACTATCATAAAAGCGGGCGAGGAATGGCGATAGGAAAGGTAGCAGAACGCCAGGATCTATTTGACGTTGACATACCGATTACATTTAACAAGGAACTGAGAGGAAAGGGAGTAGCTTACGACTTAACTCCAGCAGAGATACAAGTCGTGAAACTCCTTACAAATACCGAAAGTGGAGACGTAAGACTAGGCAAAGTCTTACAAACGCTTGGACTAAGAGTACCAATTAAAGCTGAAAAGCTAGGTCAGTTTGAAGTGGTTAAGTTTTCGGATGGAACCTGTGAAGCATCGTGTCAAATAAAGCAAATAACGCCAATAAACATGGTGCAATGGAACTCGTGTTGGTGGCGATGGATTGGAAATTTGTCCATGCCAGATAATCTATTTAAATCAATAAGCAATGTGCAGGTAAGCGGTCATTGCAACGGAGGTGTGTACACATGTGGGTCAGGAACTAATACAAAAGTGCTGCAAATTGTATTGTTAATGCCAACACCTGCATGGGCCGCGAACCAGGTGCCTGCGGAATTACCATTTATAAGAATATATGGGAGGTATAAATAAAATGAAAATGTTGAATATCAACAAAAAAGAAAACGGTAGTTACTACTTTGCTGCCACTCGCGAGGATGGGAAAACGGTATTTGGAGTTTTTGAGGAGAAGGACCTAGCGGGAATCATAAAGATTGTAGACACAACAAAGGATCTTGACGAGCAAAGATTGGAATCGCTCAATCTACTAATCAATGCAAATTTAAAACTCGAAAAGAACAAGAAGGCAGTGGTGTCACTGGTGGAAAGATGGCAGGTGTGCTCTTATTATCCGTTAGGCCACTACGTGAATTATAATGACAAACTTTATCTTTCCCGCAAGGCGCACAACTCAACATATGAAAATATTCCAATAAACGATCCAGAGTTATGGTCAGAAGTTGAGCTTGGAAACGCAAGCGATTATGAAAAATGGTATAAAAGTGCAGAGTTTTGGGCAGCAGATAAAACTTATAAGAAAGGAGATTATGTAATCTACTACAACAAGCTTTACAAATCATCGAAAGATAAAAATGTCTCAAATCCTGAAAAGAGCGATTGGGAATTGATTGAGAGAGATAAGTAAAGGAGTCAGGCATGGAAAGGGCGATAATAATAGCAGTATTTGCATCAACGGGGCTTTGGAGTTTTATTAGCATGATAGCGCAGAGGTACATGGAGCGTAAGAGTGACTATGCGATGATGATGCGTGGATTGGGCCACGACAGAATTTGTAGCTTGGGAGAGTTTTATATCAAGCGTGGATATATCACTCGTGACGAATACGAGAACTTAGTGGATTACTTATATATCCCTTACAAAGGGCTAAAAGGCAATGGGACGGCGGAGAAGATCATAAACGAGGTTAAGCAGCTCCCTCTCACAGATAGCAAAATCAAATAATTGTCAACTGGGTGGTGAGAGCCACCTTTTTAATTTGTTTCAGGAGGTACAAAAATGAAGAACAGAAATTGGAAAGATTGGGGAAAAAAAGCGGGCATTAGAGCGGTAAAGACAATGGCAGAGGCAGCACTTGGTGTTATAGGAACTTCGACTTTTACGGGAGAAGTTCGTTGGGGGCAAGTAATAAGTGCAGCTGTCTTAGCTGGAATCATATCAATGCTTGTAAATGCTAAAGGATTGCCAGAACTAGACGAACCAAGAGAAATCAAAGATTTTAGTGATTTAAAATAGGAGGATAAAATGAAAGGAATTGACGTATCAAGCCACAATGGTGGAATCGATTATAATCAAGTAAAAGCAAGCGGAATTGATTTTGTAATGATTCGCGCGGGGTATGGATATGGATATGAAGATGAAAGATTTGCACAGAATGTAGAAAGAGCAAAAGCAGCAGGGCTGCACATAGGCGCGTATTGGTTCATTTACGCACTGAACGAGGAGCAAGCGAAAGCAAATGCGGATGTGTTCGCGGGACTACTTGAAAGGTACAAAGGCACATTTGACATGCCAGTAGCTTGCGACTTTGAGTACGATTCGGAACGATACATGCGCGACAGTGGAGTAACTTCAACTAGAGCACTAAATAGCACTATCATTGATGCGTTTTGTAAGCGCATGGAGCAGTACGGATACTATGTGTCAAACTATCTCAATCCTGACTATATACAGTCAAGGATTGATTTTGATTCGGTTAAACAGTATGACCTATGGCTTGCACAGTGGGGAACGAGTGAGCCAAGTTATTCGTGTGGAATGTGGCAGTACTCATCTGACGGAAGTGTAGCTGGAGTATCGGGACGTGTGGACGTAAATGTGGCAAATATTGACTATCCAGCGTTGATAAAGTCGAACGGCTTTAATCACACAAATTTATCTGATACGGCACCAGCTCCACAGATTACACCGACTACAAATCCAAGTGATACCTTTGCAGTAGGCGACAAGGTTGTAGTAACAAATCCTATTGACGTGAACGGCACGAGCCTTGCTGTAAGTGGTGAATATGAGGTAATAGAAGTGTCAAATACAAACCGTATTGTAATCGGCAGAGGTGGAGTTGTCACAGCCGCAATGCCAGCGAGCCACATCAAAAAGACGAGCGCAAACGCAAGTTTGACCGCAGCAGAAATCGCACATCAAATTTGGTATGGTTATGGCCAGGATTGGGGAACCGGTAGCGACCGAGTAAGACGAGTAGCAGCTGCGGGTGTAGACTACAACGAGGTACAGGCGGAGCTTGAAAAATACTACAGATAAGAGGGCGTTTGCCCTCTTTTTTTATTGCAAAAAAATAAAAAAAGTTTATAAAAAGGCTTGACAAATGCACTCAATGAGTGCATAATATAAACATAAGGAAGGAGGAAACATTGATGAAACAAAAAAAGAAAAACCAGAAACTGAAAGAGTTTGCAATCAACACAGCTTCTGGTATCATCTCTGGAGTAGTAAGTGGACTAATCACTTGGTTACTCACCCGGTAAGGAAAGCCCCTCGGGGCTCCTTACCATAAATATAACATATAAAATCATCAATGTAAACAAAATGAAGATTTATTTGATAGTCGCAGTTGTAGTCGCAGTTGCAGTAACGGGAATTTTGAATAGGAGGAAGTAGCTTGAATCCAAGGTGAGATATGATTTTATACAAAATTAGCTAATACACACCTATAAGCACGCCGCATAGGATAAAGGTTGGATTTTAGAAGTTCTCTCTCGCATTACTACAATAACTTTAATAATAGTTAAATAAATTAAGAAAAACCGCCCTCGTCCAAAAGGATTAAGAGGGCGGCTAAAACAAAACAAAGCCCAAAAAATAGGCTTTGTAAATTATAAAATAAAAACAGAGGGAAATCAAGGGGGGGAAAGA